TAATTCCCCGTCATCGATTGTTTGTAAAAGTGTGGTTAGTGCTCTCTCACCTGCATTCAATTGATAGATCAAGGAACTCATTGTCATTTCATCCATCTTTTTCTTTGCGGCAATATACTCGTCCTTTTCAATAATATCTGCATCGAGATAAAATTTCATAAGGGCTGTTATAGTCTTTTGTGCCTTCTTAGTTGCATTAGACTTTAATTCTTCATAACTGATTCTAGGAGCCAGATCAGTTCTTGGTTGTTTCATTGGTAAATCCACTGGATCGCTTTCAACGTCCAACATTCCGGTATCTCCTATTAAATCGTCTAACTCTCTGCGGATTTGATCCGCTTGTTCAGATATATTCTTTTTCTTCTCTTCGCTCATAAAAGTATTATTTATAGGTTATATATCAACCTATCTCAGATGCGACTATCTTGCTTGATTATATCGTCTCAATTGAATAGAAGGAACTGCGTTGTCAATAACGGTTGCTAATTGATTATCCCTAACAACATATTGCTGTAATACATTGAGTCTTTGTTCTAATTCGATTGGCTTTTTAAATAGCCTAACATTAGTTAATTTCACTTGACCTGGCATAAGAGCCCATTGCTTGTCAGTAGACCAACCATATGATGAAATATCTATTGTACTATTAGCTATGCTAGTAATACTTTCTTGCGTTGAATTAGAAGGTATAAAATTATTACCAGGTTCTAATCTATATACGTTAGTTGATATTTGATTATATTTATTATTTAGATTAAAGACTAAACCGTACCATGCATCGGATGTAATTGGAGTATCGTATGCTACATTGTGTGTATCGCCATTTAACTGTACAACAACATGATCTTTAGTAGTCGATAACTTTAAACCTTTGCCATCAATCAAACCATCTAATAATGTAGCCATTGGATTAATTGTAGTTAAATTAGGTTTAAACCATAAAGTAACTGCCATATTATCATTACTTGCTAATACAGATTTTCTTTTATAAACTACAGCTTCGATACCAACATCTTTAATACTGCTAAGATCATAAGTGTTCTTACTAATAATAGTCCATTTATTTCTAATTTCAGTATCTAATATAGAAAGGCTATTATGTATTCTATCTCTTATACCATCGCCAACTGGGCTAAATATTGTTTGATATTGTTCAGGCTTTGCAACTTGGGCATATTCTTGTTGAATTTCTTCACCAAATACTTCGTCAATTCCTGTAATTAAATCATCTAATTCTTGTTCGACTATAGTATCTGTTTGAATAGTACTGGTTCTCTCTTCATATTTTCTGAGCATTACTCTCCAATATGTTTGTTCCATATTGAATTCATCTGCAAAAGTAACAGCACTAACTTCATACATTCTATTCATTAATGGAAAATAAAGATAGTCTCTCATTCTAGGGTGTAATCCTGTACCAAATGCTGATTCAAATTCAGTTCTAGTAACATGTATCTCGAAATCTTCAAATCCCATACCATACATGTTGAATTCAAAATTATTAGATGGCATCTCATTATCCGGAACCATTATTTTAAATTCACCACTTTCTTTTACATTATAAAGTGAATACTCCATTAAGATTACGTCTCTTGATCTCTGATCTGGTTCTACTCTAAAATATTTTACAGGGTGCCCAAAAATGCTGGTTGATAAATCTGTGATTTGTTTGTATAATTGAGTCGGTTTCTGTAAAGCATATGGGTTATACAAATTCTCATTACATGCTACTACAATATTAGCACAACCATTCATTGCATATGGATCTGTGCAATCTGTACAATATTCGGGGCATGATATAATCTCTCCTGCTTCAGTTTGTCTAACAAACTCAATACTTAATAAAGATAATGAATGTGCAGTAGAAAGTCGATTAACTGTAAATCCTATTGTGATCCAAAGCGGTTTAGTTGGATCAAATACCAGGCCTAGTAAATCAGAAGGTCCAGTTCCAAGTGTAAGCGGTCTATATTCAGACATTACACCGCCTTCACTACCAATTGGTTCTTGTGACCATTTAAACTGATAGTCAAAAAAGTTATTAGCATCAACTGGTTTATAAAATTTAAGACCAGTGCCGGTAATTGGTGCAGGTTCAGTTATAGTAAAAGTATTAGCATCAATAATAGCATCAACTTCATATTCTACGTTACCTACGATAATTTTACTACCATGTATTAGATCTAAATTGGTTCTATATCCAACTACAACAGTACTACCAGTAGTCATGCTTAGACCACCTATAGTATTAGGTGAGCTTACACCAACTACTACTTTCCATAAATTAATACCTACTGTATCTTCATATGGAGTTATTAGCTTAGCGTAGAATGAATCACCTATTTGATCTGCTGTAAAATTATTTACCATTAATATCGTGACGAACTCGTCTTATTTTTATTTATATATCCGAGTTTCTATCGGTGATTAAAAGCATCTCTGGATCGTCTGCCTCATACTGTTCTAATTTTTGAATAATATTGTTTATTATACCAAATGTTTCACCTGCACTATCTTCCGACAAAAAGCCATCTAGTATCGACATGAAAGTTTTTAACTTGATTACCTTATACATCTGCGTTCGGTCCATAACATGACACCTTTCTAAAATATCATTGATTATATTTAATTCTCTAGTAGCAAACAAATCAAAAAGTCTTAAACTACCTCGAATGGTTTTAATATTATATCTAATTGTTTTAATTTGATCAATATTAACTATTCTATTATAACTCACGTTTTTATTTAGATTGACTTTAATCCATAATAAATTTGGAGTATTCTGTAATATTTGCCAAATAAAATAGACCGAAGTTGCCTCTTTGTGAATAGACATGTCGCTAACCGACTGGAATCTATTGATTTCAGACGAAAACCATTTGCCTAAATATTGTTGCATTTGTTTTACTGGAATCAAATAAGAGTCTTCTGTTAATTTCTTATTGTGAGCATCTCTGCGGATTAACCCCCATATCTTAACATCTATAGAATTATATTTGTATAACGTAATGTCAACTACTTCTGAAAATGTATCTCTACCTTCTGTAAACATCTATCTGTGTTTCAATTTTTTGTAAATCTGCGAATAAATCTGCCTTAGCGAACTGTTTAAGTTCATTAAATTCTCTCATACCGATTTCATTCTTGGACAAGTACAATTCAATTGAAGCTTCGCTTGGAGTATATTTATCAACCTCCTGTTTAGCTGCTTTTTTTGTCTTGGTATAGAACCACATTGGAACACCCTTAAATCTTTGTGCAACCATTGACCAAGATTCTACTACATTAGCACCACCTATACCGTTTACGTTAAACATATTGGCATTCGATGGGTACTTAATAGCAAAGAATCGGTTGATCATAAAATGATGACGCTTCTTTGAGTGATTTTTTAGTTTATTGTATTGGTCTGGTTTCGTGAACATAATCTTCACGAAATCAAATAATTTTGTTTCGTCTAACATAAATATTATATATTAAAAGTGACTAAAGTTTACTTTATCCACTCATTAAATGCCAACACATGTGCATCTAAATTAGAATAGCCTTCTTTAGCAAATTGTGCTGCAGTTTGAGCCACTTCTGACTTAAGACCATATGCATTTGCTTCTGCTAAAATCTCTTCAATTTGTAAATGGTCTTCCAGTGTCATTAGAATAACTTTTTAGTGCTCGGTAATTCTACAGTCTTGGTAGATTCTGTTTTTTTGCCAACTAATTTAATAGGTGGTTTTTTGGTAGTCTCTTCTTTAGGAATATCCATTCCAGCAAACGCATCTACTCCAAATCCAACTTTATCTTTAAGCCAATCAGTGCCTTCAAGAATCTTTTCCATATCCATGAATTGATCGGTGTTTTCTAGAGCACCTTCCCAATCTCTATCGATGGCATTGTAAATTGCCTCTTGAATAGAATCTGGAATAGTTTTAGTGTGCAATAACATCAATGCAATATTATTAGATAATGCAGATTTAATTAGATTTAGATTGCCATGACCAACTACTCGATAGATGATGTCTGTTAATTTATTCTTGTATTCTGTATTAAACAAGTACTCGATAGTAAAATTATCTAGCTCTTTAATAAACTGATCATAAATAGTATCAGCCATTTTTTCTGTAATAGAATAAGTTCTAAGCTTACCACCTTTCATCTCTTTTTGCCAAGTGACAACTGATGGGATATTATCGGACTTATCGCCGATTAAGATCTTATTAAAGATAAATCTATCACAGTCAACTTCAGTTACTTCAATCTTAAGATCTTTGACCCATGACAAGATGTTAGTTTGATACGTATCGCGAGTCATATGTTCACCGCCCATATTGAAAAGTAAATCATCTGTGGACATGTCGTTAGCAATTGATGCATTCATATCTCTTTCGAAACCTTCATATGCATATAACGACTTCTTAGTATTGTAATACCAAATAGTATGTGCATCATTAGTTTTAGAATAGTTTACTAATTGAATAAGATCTCTATCACCCGACCATACGATACATGATTTACCTCTGTTATTAAGAGCGGTTGACCAACCAAAAATAACATCATCTGCTTCTGCGCCCTGAATTTGATGTACTGTAACACCTTTAGCTTGTAAAATCTTTTGGAATTCTTCATATACTGAATATACTCCTTGCCAGTTTACATCACTGCTTTGTTTTCTAGTACCTTTATAGTCAGCTTCTGGGTAAAGATCTTTACGCCATGATTTTGAATCGACTGTTAGGACTACATCGTCCACGAACATTTTTAACTTACGCATCTCTGATGCAAAGTCAATGGCTAATTTTCTCATAAACTGGGACATTTGTTTATCATCACCTAACAGTTGACCTGTTTTAGGTTTTGGTAAAACAAATAGTCTACTGAATACAAAATAATTACCGTCTATTAATAATGTGTGTTTTCCCACTTTCATATTTATGTTTCTTTATTTAGTCTAATATACAAAAAAATATTGAGACTAAAAAATTATTTGCTACTTTTTTATGAATTAATTATACTCTGTATCTCATATACACAGCTTAACATCGTAATTACTGGATCAATAACATGTACCCTTTGGGCCTGATGTTTAGCGACAGTTATAATAACTTGTGGTATATGTTTTATATATTGACCTTTTTCCTGCTGGATATATTCGATAAACTCTGCACCTAGAGTTTGTAGCACATCATCTACTCGATTGGCATAATTACCAACAAGCGTTTGATAGTTTTTAACTGGATCTGTTTCGTTAAAGATTAACTCAAATACATCTTTATAGACTGAGTTGAATTTCTTAACATCCTCTGCTGTGATATTTGCAGTACCTTGTGTTTTATAACCCTGTAACTTATTCAAAGTAGTTCGTAGATCTGGGAAATTACGCTTAACAAATTCAACAAGCGCTGGCTTTTCGATGGTCATACCCTCTTTGCCACAAATTTCATAAACTCGCTTGATGTATTTCTTAGTTAATTCAGTTTCTTCTTGTTTGTCAAAGTCAAAGTCAATAACTTCAAATCGTGACAAGATTGGATCTGGTAATTTATTGATGTAATTACAGGTTGCAATAAATCGAGAATTGCTCGAGAATGTTTCCATTGTTGCACGAAGTGCTTTAAAGAATTGATCTGACACACCATCAACCTCATCTAGAATAACTACTTTAAACATGCCAGGTTTATCCATAATGGAAACTGTAGAACAGAAGTCTGTGATTCTGGTTCTAATAACCTCAACCGAAGTATCGGTTGATGCATTGATATAAAGATAAGGTAATCCGAATTGATTAACGATTGCCTTTGCACAAGATGTTTTACCTGTGCCCGGTGAGCCTGCAAATAACATATTTTGAACTAAGCCATCATTGAATTTACTCATGACACGCTCTGGCAATATAAGTTCCTCTAAATTTGAAGGTCTGTACTTTTCTGTAAAAAGTTGGTTTACTGATTTCATGTATACGATATGTTTACCTATTATATAGCATTAGCAGTATAATGTTTCATAGATAAATATAGTATATGGCAAGATCATACTCACACATTACTATCAAACGAACCACTGGTGCAAACCCGCGCAATAGGTATGGTATTATACTTGCACCACTATCAAAGTTCTTTAGAAAGTTCCTGGTAGAACACAGGCATATTAGAAGATGGTCTGATGATGATCAATTTGTTGGGTGTGTGCTAAGAATGCAAAAACCACCGGTTGCAAGTGTTGTACTAACTAAAAAATACTGGGATCACACTAATGAAGTCCTAGTAGATTTAGCCACACTATATGATAATTGTAATACAGTGGATTGGCAGTGTGCAATAAGTCTTAAACCTATTAAGGCTAAATTTATGAATTTTGATTTGGAAAACTTTGTCCATCCAGAATACCACGATGTGTTAAAAGCTCCTATGATTGATAGCCGTATCTTAAAAAGTTCAATTGAGTTTCGCAAGAAATGTAAAAAACTCCTGCTCGCAGAACGAGAGGAGTTTCTTAAACTTGCAAAGAAGAACGCTAAGCGCTCTCTTTAATTATTTGTTCATCAATCTTGCAAATTTCTCTGCAATTGACATACCTTCATTTAATTCAATAGTTTTAGGTTTATCAGATACTGTTTCAGTAATCCAATAACCGCCTTCATCTGGTCCGCCTGTAATATCTTGGTCATGACCTGATATACTAGCTAATTTTAGAATGGCTGCTTTATCACCACTATAATTTAATTCATCGTAACCATCTCCGAATGGATCTTTGTCTACAGATATTTTAACACCTAATTTTTTAGCTTGTTGCTTTAAATATTTATATCCATCTTCTTCTTCATCATATGCCATTAAACCGTTTAATGATGCCTCAACGAGTGCTGCGTCAAATGATAAATCTAATTCTACACTAGCGTTTTGTGCTACTGGGGCTGGTACTGGTTTTAATGCAGCAGTAGCTTTAGCGGCTTCTAATTTTTGTGTAAGTTCTGTAACCTTTTCATTATCGTTTTTAGCTTTAGCTACAGCAATTTCTGCGGTAAACACTGCTATATCCGCAGCAGCTTTATCTTTTGGACTAGCGTCTGCTGGTAATTTATCTTTAGCTTCTTTAGCTTTAGTTACAGCTGCATCTAATTTTTCAGTGTCAGTTTCTGTCTCAGTTTCTGTCTCAGTTTCAGTTTCTGTCTCAGTTTCTGTCTCAGTTTCAGTTTCTGTCTCAGTTTCTGTCTCAGTTTCAGTTTCTGTCTCAGTTTCAGTTTCTGTCTCAGTTTCTGTCTCAGTTTCAGTTTCTGTCTCAGTTTCTGTCTCAGTTTCTGTCTCAGTTTCAGTTTCTGGTTTTTTAGCAATTATTTCTTTTTGATCTAGAATCTCTTGTTTAAATCCGTCAATCACTTCTTGATCATCTTCTTTAATTGTTGCTAATTTTAATTTGGTTTCCATATAAGCAAGTTTTGCTTTAGCTTTATCTACATCACTAGCTGTTTGTGGTACCTCATCTAGTTTAGCTTTGGCTGCATCTACAATTTTTTGCTGGTCTGCAATAGCGGCATCCTTTTTAGCTTTAGCTTCATTCTCTTTTTCTTTGTCACCATCAGCTTCAATACCGTCCATTTGATCATCTGATTCTGTATCTGTATCGTCTTTAGCAGGACCTTGTTTTGCTGCATAATCTTTTAATGATTGTTCATCGTCAGCAATCCTGTCTTCTAGTGTTGAAATTTCTAATTTAAGTTGTTTAGCTTCTTCACCTGAGGTAGCTTTCATAACTACTTTGGCCGCAGCTAATTTTGATTTAGTTTTACCAATAGACGCAACTTTAGTTAAACCTTCATCGCCTTTGGTTAGTTCATTCATTCTTTCTACAATAGCATCAAGTTGATCTTTAAGTGCTTGATTTTTTGCTTTATTAGCAGCATCTAATGTTGCCAATCCTTTTTTATCAGGATTTTCTTTAGAAGCTTGTTTCTTTTTAGCGAAATCAACATCGTTAATTGCTTGTTGAATTAATGCTTTTTGATACATTTTTAGATTTTTCTTAATCTTCATAAACTTGACTGGAGATTTGATAAAATCAAGTATACCTTCATTGATGTGTGACATGTTTGTTAAATCAAATAATTCTTCATAAAGCTCTTCGATTTCGATTTCATTGTTTTCTCCAATTCTATCAGATAATTCGATTAAGTTATTAAGAATAGTATCAACGTCTCTAATTACTTCTGTTCTAATAGTTTCACCAGCGGTGGGCGCAGTGGTTTGGTCAATAGCAACATCTGTTGGTGTTGTATCGTTTGCTGCCTCATTTAGTAGGCTTTTTGTGAACTCTTCATAGAGTTTTAATTTTGATTTTAATTTCATAACGTTTTTTATTTTGTTAAGTTTAGTTTATGTTAATAGATTATATATCCCACTTAATTCCTAAATTATGAAACATAAAAAAAGGCCATCCGAAGATGGCCTTTCATATTAATTATTCTACGTTAGATTACAATTGTAAACCTGCAACGTTGAATTTTTGGTATTGTGTACCTGGGTGGAAACCAGCTTCAACTAGAGCGTATCTAGATTTAACTGCTACTTTAGGAGCCATAGTTCCTTCAGCAATAGTTTGAACTGATTCAGCCATTAAGTAAGGCATGAATACTAATCCAGCGCCGTTACCGTCACCTTTTCTACCTACTAGGATTTCGTGCTTACCATTAACACCTTCGAATGCTAAGTTTGGATCAGTGTAAACATTGATACCAGCAACTGAACCTACTGGGTAGATTGCACCTGCAACTTGATTGAATGTGTTAGCCATTGGGTTTGGTACGAAACCAGCAACACCTTGTAAAGCTGAAGCAACTTTTGCATCAACTACAGCGAAGTTACCAGCACCTCTTCTACCTCTGTTAGCGATTAAGTTAGCAGCAGCCAATACGTGAGTAAGGATTCTTCTGTTAACGTCACCGAAAGTGTTACCACCTAAAGAGTAATCCAAAGCAACTTCAGAAATACCACCTTCAGCGATAGCTCTCATCTTAGTTAAGATGTGGTTGTTGATAGATTGAGTTAATTCGTTAGTTAATACTGCTTCTACTTGAGCTACAGCGTCAACACCGAATTGCTTAAGATCTTGTACTTGCTCTCTTGTAACTGCAGCAGCAACTTGGAAAGTTTCAGCAGCAACGCTCTTAGAGAATAAAGAAAGACCCATAACTTTGTCAGCAGTTCTTTCACCAGCTTCTCTTGAAAGAGGCTTACCATTAGCATCAGCACCTGAGAATGCAGGAATGTGATCTTCTAATGCAGCAACTAAAGTAGCATCAGCATATCTTCCAGCGATGTTCTTTTCAACGTCAGTGATAGCGTCAACGATTTTGATGATGTTTTTACCATCAATTCTAGATTGACCTACTGCAACGTCACCACCTTCTGCAGCTTCTGCAGATTTAACGTAAGTTGGAGCAGTTGCACCTAATGCAACAGTACCACCTTCGTAAGTAAAGTCTAAGTAAGACAATAATCCCATTGGACCAGCCATTGGTACTACTGGTACTAAGTCAAGACCGATAGTTTGAGCAGCAACTTGCATTGCCAAAGGCAATAATGTTGGAGCTTTGTCACCTGAACCAGTAGCTGCACCTGCTGCACCGTTAGCCGGAGCACCTGCAGGGAAAGATACTGCACCCATACCTGTTAAGTTCATTGGGCCAGGGTTGTTAGATAAAGACATGATGTTCGCGTCTTCATAAAGTTTGTGGTTGTGACAGTAAGTCGACATCCACGCTAATTTGCTAGATTCGTTGATACCTGTAGCTTCCGAAATGATCGGTGCCCATGTATTCTTGATCTCAGCTTCATTTAATAAATTTGCCATTTTTAATGATCGTTTTTTTTGTTTTTGTTTATTGTTTAGTTAAAAACTCGACATTCAATGGGCTTTCTGCTTCTGTCGCCCTTATCGTCGAATGTTATTTATATATCAGTGTTCCTTTTGATTATTTGTTAAATCTCTTTTTGAACGCATCTGCCATACCAGTTACATCATATCCTAAAGTTGATTTTGGCTCTTCAGTTTTTGATTCACTAACCATTGCAACTTTTTCCATTTCAACTCTAGTATCTCTTAGATCTCTAGTTTGCCAGAAATTAGCAACTTGGTATTCGGTATTTAATGTGTGGTATCTTGCTTGTGCAATGATTTGATTTTGCTTAGCTTCAGATAGATTAGTCCATGCTTCAGTGTATTCTGCTGGCATAAGAGCAATAAATGCAGGCTGTGATCCAGCGCTTTCAACGATAAGTTGTGCATTGTTCATTAAAGATACAATTTCAGACTCTGTCATAAAACCTCTTTTAGAAACTGTGTTTCTAACTTCAGTCTTAGCAGATTCAGTCAATGTGTTGTACTTTTCTCTTGTTGCAGAAGAAACAACTCTAAAGAAAGATGGTGATTCATTTTCTTTTTTAGTTGCATTTTCAACTAACTTGTCTAATTTAGAAGCAATTTCTGATTTGTAAGCCTCTAAAGGATCTAATGCTCCTTCTTCGCCTTCTGCTTCTTCTTCACCTTCACCTGCTTCAGCAGCTTCAACTTCGTCTTCGATTTCTGAATCAGATGTTTTAGCGTCAGATTCTAAATCTTCTGCTTCTTCACCGTTTTCTTCACCAGCGACATCACCTTCAGCTGAGTTATCTCCAGCTTCAACTTCTTCACCTTCGATTTCTTCAACATCTTTACCTGCTTTTTCACCGTCAGCCGCTACTGCACCTTCTTCTGAATTATCACCGATGTTTTCGATTTCTTCTGTGTCGTCAGCTTCGTCAGCTTCTTTTGCAGGATCTTCCTCTTCAGTAACAACGTCTTTAGCAACTTCTTCACCTTCAACTTTGTCAGCTGCTTCTACGTCTTCTTCTTTTTCTTCTTCAGCTTCAACATTAACTTCAACTTCTTCAGATTCAACTGTTTCGTTTAAAGATTCAGCGATGTATTCAGCATATTCAGAAACTGATTGTAAGTTTTCTTTTAAGTATTCAACGTACTCTAATAAAGTAGTGTGTGATGTAGCACCTTCGTTGTGAGCTTCTGCTAAATAGTTAGCGAAGTCTTTAACTTTAGAAACTGCTTCAGCAACATGCTCAGTGTAAGAGATACCTTGATCTAATTTCTCAGCTAATGATTCTGAGTAAGAGATACCTTGATCTGCTTTTTCAGCAACGTGCTCTGTGTATTGAATAGACTCATCTAATTTAGTAGCAACATAATCAACATAGTCAGTTAATTTATTAACGCTTTCTACGATATGGTTGTTATGCTCTTTTAGATTGTCTACTGTGTTGTCTTCTGAAGCTTCTTCATTTTTGGCTTCGATAGACTCTTTTAGTGTCTTGATTTCATTCGCTAAATACTCAGAGTATTTATTGAAATCCTCAGATTTTACAAATTCTGCCATGTTTTTATTTTCTTTTATTTGTGTGTTTGTATTTTCGATTGTGTCGATAGTTTCTAGTGAAGTTTCGGGTTTTTTGTTAATTTCATAAATTGACAAAAGACCATCATTCTCATATCCATAAGATTCGTTAACTCTCTTTAACTCAGCGTTTTCAAAACCTGGGTCAGCAACTAAATCATAAGTGAATAATTGTTTGATTTTAACTTGGCCATTAGTTTCAACAACCCCGGCAGCTCTAGAAGAAATTTGTAAAGGAACACCAGCGTCAACTAATGCTTTAGCCTGACGACCAGCATCAGTATCTAATAATTTGATTCTACCTCTAACTTCTTTAGTTTCTTTATCATAAGTTAAATCCTCAATAACATGAGATACATTCTTTAATGAAATGTCGAATTGTGCGGGGTGATCTAATTCACCTAAAAGCTTAGAAGCCTTTATTTTAGCCTGTAATGCCTCAATTTGAGGAACATATTCAGCTTCCGTATAGATACGGTTGTTTCTATTTTTTTGATCGATTTGACCAAAAACACCTTCAAGTACATAGTCTTTATTCTCTGACGTAGTAACATTCAGGGCAGAAGAAGACATCTCGACGATTAGTAAATCGTTAATATTGCTCATATTATTTGTTTTTTATATTTTTAATATATATCATCCTTTATTATTGAAATATCTTATTATAATCCAGCGAGTGGATCATCGCCTTCCTCGGCACCTTCTTCACCTTCTTTTTCAGCTTCCTTTTCAGCCTCGGCATCTTCAGCCGATTTATCTAGATAATATCCTACTAAAATATCCATTTCTCCTTCAGCAAATGCAGCTTCACCGTATTCAGTATAGAAATATTGTTTAAATTCATCTTCTATTTTAGCAGCTGTGATTGCGCCTAAGATTTCAGCAGATTTAATTTCTGGACCTGAATCCAATTTTAAGTCATCTACAAATATCTTTGACTCTTCTCCTGCTCTTAGCGCATCTTCAGAGATAAAATCTTCAAATGTTTTTATAATTTTCATAATTTATATATCTTTTTTATTCAAACTTTACATTGCAAATGGATCCTCGGCCTCTGGAGCTTCAGCTTCCTTCTTCTTTACTTTAGATTTAGCAGCTTCATTAGCTCTAATCTCATCATCAGAAAGCTTAAGGTATTTCTTAACTAAGTATTCCTGATCAAAGTAGTATTCCTCTTCCATAGTCTCTTGGTTGGTTGTCATCAATGAGTCTCTCATTGTACCAATAAAGTCTAATCTCTTCTCCATTAATTCCATGTCCTTCAATTCAGAGAATACGTTTTCTTCGTTAAATCTCAATGCAATCTGTGATTTGAATTGTGGATCGTTTGTAAATTCTGGATATTTAAGACACATTTGAATAAAAATAGGCTTAGCTAAAATTTCCATAAAGATAGATCTTAAACGCTTGATAAATTTACCAAACTTGATCTCATCTCTAATCATACCATCTGCTGCTAAGTTAAAGTCTCCACCACCATCTTCATATAAGAATCTTGAGTAAGGAATTTTTGAAACGTGTTTTAATTTATCTGAGAAGTATTTAAGTGCTTCTGTATCTGAAAGATCTGGTCCTTCACTATTAAGAGTTTCAATTTCTGGTGATTCACCGTCTTTAGAAGGTAACCAATACTCTTTACTAAATTGTAACATTGGTTTACCATCAGTTGCAAGTGTACCTGACTCCCAATCAAAGTCAACTGATTCTTTATAAGAATTCATCAACTGAGAAAGAGATTGTTTTGCTCTAGTCTTAGATTTACCACCAACTGGGATAACAAACTTCATTCTAAATGAAGCGTTAGTCACTGCCCAAATAACCCTAGTGTGTTCCATGATTCTTAACAAGTTAAATGCTCTTGTTAATCTTTCGATATATGAAACTCTCGATGCTGTTGTGATTGATGAATAAGAGATATAAATGATCTGTGAATCATACAATTTTCTCTCTTTAACTGGATCATCCTTATATTGTACCCAAACCTTTTTACCATCGTCGTGATTGTAACCTGGTATAAGTGTGATTGGATCTAACTCTTTAAAACCAATAATTTCCTTTTGGTCAGGGGAATAAATTATTTCAAATGCAAGATAACCATCAATTAAGAATTTTCTAAAGAAGTACCATGCGGATTGGTCTGAGTTAAAACCAAAATAGTGATAGATTTGTCTAAAGTATTTGTTAAGGTCTTTTTCAACTGCATCTGAAACATCTAGTCCTAGAATTTCTGGATAACAGAAAAAGTTTTTCTCATCATATACAATAGTCTCATCACAAAGAATATCTAAAATATCTTCGATCTCATCGTTAAGTGAAAACTTTCTAAGCTCATCTCTTTTACCAGCATACGATTGGTCGAAAAATGGAATATTAGATCTAAGGTTGGTGTCTGTCATTGACATGGCTGCAAATGCACCATAAATGTCATCACTATCAACACCAAAGGGGTTCATTTGACCATAACCTATTTCGGCCTCCATTGGACCGATCGCTTGTGATTGTCTTAAGACTAGATCATCATAACGCATACCAAATGAAGACAAAGACTTAAGAGCATTTGAAATGCTAAAAGGTCTTGATCCGTTACTCAATGGTCCGTTTCTATCGGTAAATCCTGCCATACTATTATATTATTATGTTCTGTTTATATATCTTTTCTTTTTGAGCGTGATTTTAAGTGCTCTCTATATGCTCGTTTAACTTCATTAATACCAATTCCATAAAGGTCTTGGAAATCACAAAGTGCTATCTTTGCCCAGTGTTCATATGAAACCACTTTTTGATTTTTTTTCAATTGTGGTACATATTGTCTAATTGCAAAATCAAATCCAAACTGAACTAAAAACTTTTTAATATCTTTATATATTAGAGTGATTTCACCTTGTGTTAATGCATTATTCTCTTTAGATCTGCCTGTTTTAGATTTGATTTGACCTGCCATGCGATCATAGATCATATCTAATAGATCTTCTTTAAATTGTACAGGTAACAGGTTTAAATTAATTCCAACATCTGTACCACTATCATGAGAGTCCAGTGCTAGTACCACCGGGTTTCTATCCCACCATTCTAATGTTTTCATGTGTTTTGGTTTTTCATATCTAAACACATGAATCATACCAGTTCTAAATGGTTTACTATGATTTGCTACTGCATTATCTCTAATAGATTTAGACGCTTCATCAAACCACTTCTCAGCACCTCGGCGGGCTTTTGTTTTACTGCCTGCTTCATTGCTTAAGTTTTTAATATCCTGTTTAATCTTACCCATTATTTAAGAGACTTTTCAGTTAAGACGATAAACCTCCAACCTCTGTTTTCAGCCCATGCCTTAGCATATTTATATTTATCTCTGTTTTTTATGTACTGCTCTGCCAAAAACTTGTAGGACTTAAGTGCCTTTTGGCTGTTCTTTGTAGGTGGTTTTGGTTTTGTAATCTGGGCTTCTGGTTTAATTTCTACTAGAAATTCTTCATCACCTTCAGCACCCCTGGTTTTCATATAGAAGTCTGGATAATATGTATGCTCCTTTTTATCAAATGAATATATGTACCTAATCTCAACAGGTTCACTTGACCATTTAACAACATCCTCTCTGCTATCACACATAATCATGAACTTTCTTTCCCATGAAGATCTGTAGATAATAGGAGTTGGGCCGATATACTTGTCTGGATGTTTAGGTGTAAAGTATCCTTGTATAAAGCCTGAATTATTGCTTGGTTTGAGATTTTTTATAGACATTAAATATTGAACATTCCACCGTTTTCACTGTCACCCCCTGTAGAGATGCGGTCAATTGATAATGTACCCTTATATTTTACAGGGTGTATTTTATTCCAACCCTTTGCATATCCTCTTTTTGCTATCTCTGTAAAATATGCAAATGCGTTTGGATATTTAGGATTAAAATTACGCCAATACTTTAGTAGGTCTAACAACGCAAATTGTAGACAATCATCACGATCATCTGAGTTTACATAATTAAGTCTATTGATTGCTCGCTCAGCAAGTAGTACCAACATCTTCTCTGCCGTAGGCGTTAATTTATCCTGTTCTTTAGATTCTACGATTGCGTTAAATAGATCTTTATTATTTAAGTAATTCTTCTTTTTTGCCATGTTATTTAATATGTTTAATATTATACTGAAAAAAGCCCAATTGTTT